AAGAGTCTGGATTCTTGCCTACTCCAAACACAATGGATCACATAGACAGGAAAGGGATGAGACCATCGAGAGCAGCAACCAATCGAAAGAGTGGTTATTTGTCAGAGATGATCAAGATGTACCCAACACCAACTCAAGACTCGGCAAACGAGAGACAGAACAAATACAAACAAGGGGGAATGCCACTACCATTAGCAGTAAAGATGTACCCAACTCCAACAGCGAGTTGCGAGATGGATGTAGTAGCTCCACCTCAAACAGTACAACAGAACTCTCAAGGATGGAGTGTGACAAGATTAAAAACAGGAACAAAATTTGGAGCGAAGTTGAACGATGTAGTGAACAAAGTACACGAGAAACCTGGTGGCAAACTCAATCCAAACTTTGTAGAATTCCTCATGGCTTATCCACAAGATTGGACAAAGATCGAAAGAACAGAATCAAAAGTCTCGGAAACTCAATCGTTCCACTCATCGCAAGAGAACTTGGACTTGCCATCATTAAAGCAGAAAAGGATGTATAGAACTCCTACTGCTATGGATGTAGCTGAGGATAGTTTTGTCTTTGCTGCCAAACTTTTGAAAGGTAAAATAAATAGAAGTTCTAATTCTAGGGTACAGATAACTTTATCTACTGATATAGCTATGGAATATTTGAAATCTAATCCACATTTAATTGATGAATATGATAAACCATTTAAGATTAGACCTAACCTACCAAATAAATTTGAGTTTATATTTTATCTTAAATCTAATACTTCGATTAAAGAATTATCAACTAAAACTGATTTACCTAAGACAAAAATTGAGCATTGGTTTAGAAAAGATAATTGTTTTTCATATCCAAGTATCGAAGATTGGAATAAAATAAAACCTTACCTCAAAGAGATTAAGTTTGATGATGAATTAACTTATGAGATTGAGGAAGATTGGAAATCTTAATGGCTAGATATACTTATGCCTTTAGTAATGGATCTTATAACGATTGGCACAGAAAATATGATGGTATAGCCATGATTGATGTCGATAGTATTGAGGTTTGTCCTCATTGCTACGAGCCACTTGCCATACTCGAGACTTGCTATGATAAAAACCAAAAATTCAAGGCAACAAAGCTCGTAAACACCCTTGCTAGACGGCTAAACATACCCTGTTTTTTAGTTTTCTATAAGAATGTGACACCAACTACCCTAACCTTTAGGATTAAGCGAATAACAGGCTCTCAGACAGAGTTTCAGTATATGAATGAGGATGAATGGGTATCAGTATTGTATGAAATACAAGCTGAACACAAGAAAGTATGTAAACATGGACACAAGTAGAGGGTTTTTATTATTAACCTATAAATTGTATGGGTATTTTAATAATAAGGTTAGCGGTGTAGTTAAATCAAACTGTATCAATGTGTATTTATCTTTGATGAAGTATGCTTGGAAAACTAATGGCTATAAATGTGCTATTCGATACTCAACTATTGTTAAAGATACAGGATGTTCTAAGATGACAATTAGAAGGACCATAAATACCCTTAACAAACTAAATATTATATCAGTTAAAAGATTACCTAGTGCCAATGAATATCAAATCAACACTAACTTTCTAAGGTTTGAAGGGGTATCAAAATTGAACACTCACTCATCTAAAGGGGGTATAAAATTGAACACTCACTATGATAAGGGGGGTATAAAATTGAACAGTATTAATAGAACAATAAATATATATAATAACAATAGGTCTAGCAGTAAGGTGGACGAGATTATATCTGCTAATATGGGGGATCAAAATAATATAATAAATAAGCTATCCGAGTTAGACTTGGATGACCTTAAATCAGATACTAATAATGTTTATTATTGTAAGTTAGCCATTGAGAGAAAGGAAGATCTGGCTCGTGAAAAGAATACTAACTTTGTTCATCCTAATAAGATTATTAATGAATTAACAAAGATTAAGAAGCTATCGAACCCTAGATACCGAGAGAAAGTGGAATATAATAAACGAAATAACCTAGATTACAAGGGTAGACCAAAGAAATAGCATGGGTGGTAGACCAAAGAGAAAAGTATTTTGTGAAGCTACTACTCGTAAGAGTATTCGAGAGGGTAAACCTAGAAACTGTATGGCTAAGGGTTATTTGTGTGCAAATGGTAGATATTTATGTAGATTTCATGGCTCACAAAATATACAAGGATTTAAAAGACCTAATTATACAGATGACACAAGAAAAAATCAACTCAAAGCTCTCAAGCAATTCAGAAACTACACCGATGAACAGCTCGACCAATATTACCGAGAAAAAATCCAAAGACGAATTGAATCTGGAGAAAAATCTATCTACCATACTCGATTCATTAATCGAAGGAAACACTCTAACGCATTGTATCGAATCCAAGATAACAAATCCATCGGAGATCAGCTTAAGCAAATTTTACAGCATATTGAAAAAAAATCCTCAACTTGAACAGCAAGTATTAGATGCTCGTAAGATTGGGGTACAAACTTTAATAGATCGTTTGCTTGAAATCTTTATGCGTCAAGAACTAGAAAACCCTAATCAAATTTTATGGATAAGATCTAAAACTGATTTTGTTAAATGGGTAGCAGGTAAAATTACTGATCTCTATTCGGATAACAAGGTGCAATCAGTTAAGACCGATCAATCTATTAAGATTTCTTGGGAAGATAATACCGATAACTTGATTGATGTTTCTGCTGAAGATATTCCGAGTAGTAACGATAAATAATACCCTTACTACTCAAAATATTTTTTAATGTTTGTCTTTGTAGTTCTTTAATATTATTTTTTTTTACTTGTGACATAGTTTTTTAATCGTAAGTAATTGATATATTTATTCATATTGAGCTGCAACCAATTAAATTTCTTATACCATACTTGCCTTACTTCTTTGTTCTCGCATCTCTCAATCGTATTCATAAGACTAACCTCAAAAAATTTAACTTCCTTTTGTTCGTAATCTCTTTGATCAATCTTATCTTGCTTAATTATTCCTAGCTTCTCAAGTCTTTGTTCGTCAATCATAGGTCCTCGATTTCTATGTTTATTATTTTATATTGTTTATAGTTTTTTAATTCATAAAAACTTTTTAATAAGTTTTTAATACTCATTTTATTAGTTATTAAATGATACTTAACTTCTTTTTTGTTTTTTATATCCCATAATAAAATCATTTATTATTCCTCGCTTTCTATATTGTTATCATTGTTATTATCATTAAGAATAAAACTATAACGCAGCAATAAAAATTAATACTTGTCATTGTTATTGATCCTTTCTTTGTTTAATTCTATTCATACAATCTTGAAGATCCATGAATAAATAGAATTTCTTTTTATATTTTTTCTCTAATATTTCTGTAATTGATTTGTAGTTTTTTACTTTCATGTTTTCCTTTCTGTTTATCTTGCTATTGCGTTTCCTAAATGTTTAAAAAATTTTAATACATTACCATTTAAGAAATCTATTTTAACAATCATGTCTTTAATTTGTTTTTGTTCTTGATCGTTAGCTATAAGCATATGCTCATAAATTGTCTTATAAGTCATAATGTTTAAGTTATTATTTTTTTCTATTGTGAAAGTGTCTTCCATTGGAAGATTTTTTTCACTAATAAAAGTATCTAACCATTGTTTGAAGTTATTGTTCATTTGTTTTTATCCTTTCTATTGGTTTATAATCTTGCTTTAATTTTATTAGCTAGTTTTTTATCTTCCATATTATTTAAAACATCTCTTAATAAATAACATCTAGCTATCGATGTAATTGTAGACAAATAACCTTTTTGATCATGGTCCTTTTGTATTTCTCTCATCTCTTGCTTTTGTAATCTTGATCCAAAGTTATAAACAATCATCATACAATTTTCTGTATGATAATTATTAAATGTGTTATCTTCCAAGTTTTTTAAAAATGGATCATAATATTTTGGATCATTTATATTTAATGTAGTCATTTGTTTTTTTCCTTTCTTTGTTTTATGTACTTAACTTATATGAAATGTATATATAAGTCAAGTACATAGATTTATTAATTATTGATTTATTCTTGTATATTTTGGATCATAAAAATATTGATGATCTACAAATTTATTAATGAAGTTTATTTTATAACCTTTATTCTTTGCTATATTAATAAACTTATTGGCATCACAATCTTCTTCTAAGTAAAAATTATTATTGTAGTAATATGAATATTGTGAAAACTCACTTCCATTCAAATCAAATTGAAAAAAAGTTTCTTTACTGACTTTTAAATAACCATGACTTTCATTATCAATAAAAGTCAAGTTTAATTGCTTTGTTGTGTCTATCATTTTTTTACCTTTCTGTTGTTATTAATAATTATCTTTTATATGTTGATCACTAATTTCTTGAGCTTGATCTATTGTTTTAATATTCATAGCACTAAAACAATCCGCTTCTCTATGATCTCTATTTCCTATTTCATCGATAAAATACACATTAAATGTATTTCCGAAGTGCCAATCAACTTCAACATGATTGTATGTAAAAGTAATTTTTTTTGATTGTAATGTATTCATTGTTTTACCTTTCTTTATTTGTTTATAATTAAGTTATACAGTATGGATAATATATTGCAATAATAAAATTAAAAATAATTATTGACAGATTGACGCAGTATAAAGTGTTGCATAAATGCAATAGTGTTGCTTAAATACAATGGACCAATAGATTAAAGTTGAAAGTGATTAAAAGATTAAAAGGAATTAAAAGTTGCTATTCTTATATTCAACGCATTCAATTTCTGTTGCGTGTGTAAATACATCGGTCAGTATTACTGACCTATCTATAATATCAATCAATTAAAAGAATTTATGTTATTACTTCCGATAACATTTATTTATCACTACAACAAACTGTATAATATTTATAAAATAGATCGACATTTTTGAAACTTGCCTACCCCCTACCCCCGCAAAAGTGGTGTGCGTTTATAATATATATATACATGGGACTCGAGGACTCCCTTAGCCACACAGTTAGTTAGTTTTGCACAGCAACAATTTTTCTTTAAAACAATTTTAAACAAGCTATATGTGGTATATGAACTATTTTTCATCAGAAGATATGGATTGTGTTTGCTACATTGAAGAGAAAACAAACAATGTAGTAATTAAGTTCTTTGGTATGGATAACCCAGATTCAGCTGAACTATTCACAATCTATGTGATGAATAGACTAGGATTTGAATATAATTCATTAAGCTATGAGATGCCTAGTAAATCAGTTCACTAGAACTTATGGATATTAAAATACCTTATACACCAAGACGACATCAATCCTATTTGCACAAACAGATCTCCAGATACAGATGGAATGTGCTTGTATGCCATAGAAGATTTGGCAAAACAGTATGTATGATCAACCACCTAATTAGGTCAGCATTGCTGTCCAATCAGAAGAACCCAAGATTTGCTTACATTGCACCAACCTTCAAACAAGCAAAAAGTATTGCTTGGGATTACATGAAACAGTTCACGGCAAAAATTCCCTACACTAAATTCAATGAAACAGAACTAAGAGTAGATCTACCTAATGGTTCTAGGATAACATTACTTGGAGCAGAAAACTCAGATGGGTTAAGAGGTATATACCTAGATGGGTGTGTCATCGATGAGTATGCTAATGTCAATTCAAAACTATTCCCAGAAATTATTAGACCTGCACTATCAGATAGAAAAGGTTACTGCGTATTTATTGGTACTCCAGCAGGAATGAACAACAACTTTTACGAATTATTTCAACACGCACAAGGTGCAGAAGATTGGTTCTCCTACAAGGCAAAAGCATCAGAGACTAAGATTGTAGATGAAGAGGAGCTTATCAAGGCAAAAGAAGTAATGGGTGAAAAGAAATACCAACAAGAGTTTGAGTGTGATTGGAT